CGCAGCTTATATAAAAATGCCTGACTGTTTCCAGAAGCATATAGATATTAGGGATTATTTCATGCCTGAAAAACTTATTGCTCAAATGGATAGAAGTCGCATTACCTTAAATGGTTACCGCGATGGTCATTATAAAATTCGAAGCCGGTGCATGTTACAAGGCGCGACACAGGTGTATGACAATCCAAGTGATACTACTATTGATTTAGGTAGGTCCGTCTTTTATGAGGGTGGTACAGTCCGAGGTGACTGTGGATCTTTGCTTTCAGTGTCAAATACGATGACCGCAAATCATAAAATTTTGGGAATGCATGTCGCAGGCAAAAATGAAATTGCTATTGGTGCGATTCTCACACTGGAAGATGTACAGGAGGCTGTTAAACAGTTTGGACAAATAATTGTACCAGAAGATCCAATGCCTGTTACACAATTCAATTTACCCGGCAATATACCATTTGAAAGTTATTACGAGGTTGCCAAAGCACCGCGGGATTGTAATTATACTCAATTAAAACGCACTCAACTATATGGTACTTTAATTAAACCTACTAAGGCACCAGCGCATCTATCCCCTTTTACTAATGAAGAAGGCGAATTGATAGATCCAATGATAATGTCGTGTCGTAAGTACTATAAAGAATATAAGTGTTTAGATCAGTACTTGATTGACGTAGCAATGGACGATGTGTTTTCACAGTTTGCGAAAGCTCAGAACATTATAGGAAAGATACAACCACGAGTTTTGACTTTTCGAGAGGCTGTTGCGGGCATACCAGGCCGTGACTTCGTAGACTCTATACCGCGTAAAACCAGTGCCGGATATCCTGAGTGCCTTAATATACCTCCAGGTATGAAAGGTAAAGAACATATATTTGGCACTGCTGATGAATATGATTTTGAAAGACCCGAAGCTAAACGTCTTGAAGCCGAATGTAATGCATTTGAAGAGAGTTGTGCACTAGGCATATTACCTGATGCGATTTTCCGCGATTTTCCGAAAGATGAGTTGCGTCCATTCGAAAAAGTTGATGCTGGCAAAACTAGACGTGTGTCTGGTGCGCCTATAGTGTTGACTATTGTTACGCGCAAGTTTTTGTTGGACTTTATGGCTCAATTTATGGCTGCTAGAATAATAAATGGAAGCGCCGTGGGCGTTGATGTTTACAGTGAGGAGTGGCATATTATTTATAAGCTTATCACTACTTTTGGTGAGGATGGCATTATGGCTGGCGATTATGGTGATTATGATTCTTCACACCATGGTCAATTTGCTTCAGCTATGTTGCGGAATATTATTAAATGGTATGGTTATGAGGGGCGTAATGCGGTTATTTTATCATCGCTTTTTGTTGCTCTTATAAATTCAAAGCATTTGTGGGGGTTGTTAGTCTACATTATGTGTGGTACTCTGCCTTCTGGGCATCCATTTACCACTCTTTTTAATACGATTATAGTATTGACCTTGCCCCGTATGGTATATTTGACAGTACAGGGTATGGACTTTGAGCAGATTAAGAATTTTGATAATCATGTGAAGGTCCTAGGCTATGGTGATGATACTATGATGGGAGTTCACCCTACGATTCGAGATAAATTCAATCACTTTTCTTATAGAGATACTGTGGTCAAATACGGTTATCGCTATAC